CTTTAGTAGTTTTATGCTTAGCCTTGGATAGGTTGTTTCCAATGGTATCAAAGATACTAATTTGAAAGCAAATCACAACCTCTCATCGGTGATAATTTGTCTCCTTTTAGTTGTTTCCAATGGTATCAAAGATACTAATTTGAAAGCAAATCACAACAGAACCAAAGGAAATGTGCATAAAACCATTGTTGTTTCCAATGGTATCAAAGATACTAATTTGAAAGCAAATCACAACCGTATCGTACATTCAAAGTTCGTCCTCAGCGTTGTTTCCAATGGTATCAAAGATACTAATTTGAAAGCAAATCACAACTCTTTTCGAAAGCGGTATGTACCCTTCACAGTTGTTTCCAATGGTATCAAAGATACTAATTTGAAAGCAAATCACAACTAGTAATGGCAGCCTTACCTGCATTAGAAGGTTGTTTCCAATGGTATCAAAGATACTAATTTGAAAGCAAATCACAACCGGAACAGTACGAGTAAACCAATCAGAAGGTTGTTTCCAATGGTATCAAAGATACTAATTTGAAAGCAAATCACAACCAAGACATTCGCCCCACTGGAAATGGGGAGTTGTTTCCAATGGTTCAAAGATACTAATTTGAAAGCAAATCACAACCTGACATTGGTCGTTCTCTTGCATCTATGGGTTGTTTCCAATGGTTCAAAGATACTAATTTGAAAGCAAATCACAACAGGTGTTGGTAATATTATTGGTACTCGTAGTTGTTTCCAATGGTTCAAAGATACTAATTTGAAAGCAAATCACAACTCATTAAGAAAGGTATAGAATATGAGAAGAGTTGTTTCCAATGGTTCAAAGATACAAAAACTCGCTCACATACGGATGGATTTCGCAGGAATAATGCAAACTATTGGAATAAAAGGGAGATATGTAGGTTTTACCTATATTCGTCCATTATATGGTTTTGCCCCGTTTTGGAGGAGTTAGGAAAATAAATTGCTACTTATCCGTTGCCTGTTCAAGGTCGAAAACAATATTGGAAAAAGGTCTATGCACTGCCACTGACATCACCGTAAAGAACGCTGTTTCACTCATATTTTGCGAGTACAAAGTTAATGCTTTTTTCGCTAAAGGGAAAAAATACGGGTTCTGAATGTTACGCATGGAGCTTCTTTCCATATTCCGCTATATTCGTCATGCCGTTCATTTGCTCGATATCCGGTAATTTTGCAAACAAAGTAAAAGGTTATGGAACAAGCGAATGTAAAGGTGTCGTTCTACCTCAAAAAGAGCGAGGCGGATGCCGATGGTATGTGTCCTGTAATGGCAAGGCTGAACATCGGCAAGTATTCTGAAGCGGCTTTCAGCCTGAAACTCCGTGTGCCGCAGGCAATATGGAGTTCGGGGCGTGCTTCAGGCAAAAGTGTGAAGGCGAAGGAAATCAACAATCGGCTGGATGAAATCCGTGCGATGGCATTGGGAATCTATGCTGAACTGTCGGTTGTTCGTGACAGTGTGACTGCGGATGATGTCAAAAGTCTGCTGTTGGGTATGGCTGGTGAACAGACAACGTTATTGAGCTACTTCCGCACGTTTATTGAGAACTTCGCGAAGCGCGTGGGTGTAAACCGGACCGAAGGCAGTTTGAGAAGCTATCGGAACGCCTACAACCATGTGGAAAGGTTCATGCGGGAAAAGTACAACTTGTCGGATATCCCGTTTTCGGCATTGACCCTCTCCTTCATACAGGATTACGATTCGCACCTTCGGACAGATTGTCGCCTCTCTCCGGGAACGATTATCAACCTGACCGTGCAGTTGAAAATCATCGTTGGTGAAGCCGTAGCGGACGGCATCATCACCACCTACCCGTTTACCGGCTATGAACCCGTGCGCCCGAAACAGAAACGGAGGTATCTCACATCCGAGGAACTGCAACGGCTTATGACCATGCCTCTTCACAGACCGAACCTTTATCTCACACGGGATTTGTTCCTCTTCTCATGCTACACCGGCATCCCGTACAGTGATATGCGGCTTCTGTCGAAAGAGCATCTGTCACTTGCCGATGACGGCACATGGTGGATCAGAAGCTCGCGCCGGAAAACCGGAGTCGAGTTTGAAATCCCCCTGCTGGACCTGCCGTTACATATCATGGAGAAATACAGGGACACAGCGCCGGACGGGAAACTGCTACCCATGTATTCCAACAGCACGATGAACCTTAACTTAAAACGTATCGCAAAACTCTGTGACATAGACTGTCCGCTGGTTTTTCATGCCGGCCGCCATACCTATGCGACCGAAATCACGCTCGGACATGGGGTTCCGCTTGAAACGGTCAGCAAGATGTTGGGACACGCCCGGATTGAGACGACCCAAATCTATGCCAAAGTGACTGACGACAAGATAAATGCCGACACCCGTGTGCTGAACGAGAGGATAGCGGAACGCTTCTCCGTGGTTATTTGACAAACGACTAAAACGCAATAAGATGAAAAAGAAAAGTGAACATGCAGACAAAACCATCAGACATCGCAGTACATTCGCGATACTGTTTTATATCAACCGCACCAAAATGCGCAAGGACGGAACCTGTCAATTATTGTGCAAGGTAAGCATTGATGCCGAATGGGAACAGATTGGCACGAAGGTATCCGTCAATCCCGACATCTGGAATCCGGAAAAAGGCCTTGCCAACGGACGCAGTGCGAATGCGGTGACAGTGAACCGTGCCATAGACGAATTGACGGAGGAGATTACCGGACATTACAACCGGATTAAGAACAGCCTGGGATTCATCACGGCGGAACTGGTGAAGAACGCCGTAATGGGTGTCGGGCTGAAACCGCTTACCCTGCTGGCTCTCTTCCGGGAACATAACGAAGATTTCAGAAGACGTGTTGGGCTGGACCGCATCAAGGAAACGCTTGATTCTTACTTGAGATCGTACAAGCACCTTTCCGCTTTCATCAAGGATAAGAAAGGCCTGGAAGATGTCACGCTACGTAGCCTTGACAAGAATTTCTATGATGATTTTGAACTGTTCCTTTGCAAGGACTGCCACATGATGCCCAAGACCGTGCATGAGCATCTGTACCGCCTGAAAAAGATGACCAAACTGGCAGTCAGCCAGGGAACGCTCCGCCGTGACCCGTACTGCCGTCTCCACCCTGCGTTGCCACGACGGAAGAGCCGCCACATGAAGCTGGAAGACCTCAAGAAACTTATGGAGACTCCCGTGGAGAAACCTCAACTGCAATTCGTGAGGGACATGTTCCTGTTTTCGACCTTTACCGGACTGGCTTACGCGGACTTGAAAAGGTTGAAGACAAGTGACATCACACAGTCCGAAGACGGCGCATGGTGGATTCACATACGCCGTCAAAAGACAGACACGCTTTCATCCGTCCGCCTGTTGGATATTCCCTTACGAATCATTGAAAAATACCGGAACCAGCGACAAGGGGATAATGTGTTTAATGTTTACCGCCGCGGCTATTTTATCCTGCTGACGCGGGAACTGGGAAAGGTGTACGGTTTCGATTTGACCTTCCATCAGGCCCGGCATAATTTCGGAACCCATGTCACACTCTCACTCGGAGTCCCGATAGAGACGGTTAGCCGCATGATGGGACACATGTCGATTTCTACAACGCAACTTTACGCGCAGGTGACGGACAAGAAAGTGGACGAGGACATGAAGGCTTTGAAAGCAAGCGGTTTCAGCGGCACGACTGAACTTTGCGAGGAGGATTTCACCGCTCGGAAAGGCAGAAAAAGGACACCCCGCGCTATCTGAAAATCAAGAACGGAGAAACGCATGTCCCTATGAACGGGCCGTTTCTCCGTTTTGTCATGTCACACCCACCGCATATCTTCCTTGCACCGCTTGTAGGAATCTTCCAATATTTTAAGGATGTCCGATTCCTTGTAGAGAGCCTTGCCCTGTACCAGATAGTAAGGGACAACACCAAGTGTGCGGTATTCCTGCAATGTCCGTCTGCTGACCCTCAGAATTTTGGATAGTTCCTCGTCCGTCAGGAAACGTTCGCCGTGGAATACGGATTTAGGGGTGTCCTCCATCGCTGCGATTAACCGCTCCATATTGTCAAGTCCCTGAAACAGGACATCGACACGCGGGTCTTTCCGTTCTAAAAAATGATAGCTCATAGTTCTCGTTTTAAGTGGTAGTAATTCGATTCCAATAGTTTATGTACGTCTTCGGTTTTGAAGAAAATCTTGTGCTTGATGCGTGAGTAAGGCAGGATACCCTTGTCACGGTACACCTGAAGCGTCTTTTTGGATATGCGCAATATCTCGCACACCTCCTGGTTGTCAAGCCACTTCTTCAAGCCGAGGTCTTCCACCGGACGGCACATACCCATTACCTTTTCCTCCAGTTTGCCGAAACGTACCCGAAGTTCATCGAACGTCTGTTTGTCGATACATACTATTTCCATGCTTGTCATTTTTTGAGTTGAACATCCATCCGGTTTTTCAGTTTTGGGGGCAACACCTTCCCTTTTTGGTTGAGGAACGCTTCCACTTCGGAGGCCTTGTAGTAAGTCCGTCCGTCAATCATGTAATAGGTGACATACTTCTTCTGGCGGTAACGTGCCAGCGTGCGTTTGGTGATACCGAGCAATTGGCAAAGGTCATAGTTATCCAGAAGTGTGTCGCCTTCCAGACACTCTTTCAACTTGTTCATCCGCTCCAGGGTACGGTCGATCCTATCAAACCGTTCCATGATTTGCATGAGCATTATTTGGACACTTTCGCTGTTTATCTGTAGCATAATGCATTCTGTCTTTAGTGTAAATAATAGTTTTGCTTACACCTTGTCGCGCAACAGGTTATACTACATATAGGGCTAATGGCGTACCAATGACCATGTATTTCACTGAATGACATTGGCATTCCATTGAAATACAGCGGAATAAAAATTTTTAGTATGAAAAGTGGAGATGAAAATGTTCTTGCAAAATGCAAGTTTTTTCGCAAAATGCAAGTTACATCTTGCAAGATTTGCGGTAGATCAGACGGCAGATGCCGTTGGAAAAAGAAGTGGTTTTATGCAGTTCCCAATGTTGTGGTCGGAATGTATTCAACACGGAAATCCCTTGTCCGGCAGAAAACGGCAGCTGGTAAACCACAAGTTCATCAACAAGATCATAGAGGAAAAGCCCGCGAAGCAGCTCCACCGATTCCGGTTCTATGATTTCAGCAAGGTAAGTGAATGAATCGTCCCTGTTGTCTTTCTCGCAAAGCAAATCAAGGATGGAATGGGGCAATATAAGGGCCGAGCAGTGTTCACGCCAAAAGGGGAAACCCCGCCTGTCGTTTCTTACCCAGGACACAAGTGCTCCGGCCGGTTCCGGAAGGAAACCGTCCAATGTTATTGCCGTCACAACTTGAATCCTTGCCATAGCTTTAATTCTTTTTCAACCGGAAACTGTAAAAAAGAAGCGTGCAATCCACGCTATTTCTAATGGAGGCTCTGGAATGCCCTTAACAGGAATAGGTGAATGCACGCTATGCCAAGGCATAGCATAAGCAATCACGCAATAGTTCCTGTTAATGTTCATTTTCCAGATTCCCATTAGGACGCTTGCGGTCTTATGTCTATATATAAACGGCAACTGCCCGTTAGACAGTACGCCGCATTTTTTCGCTATTTAAGTGCAAAAGTACACATATTCAGCGACATTTGCACTATTTTTAGTCGTTAAATTCATTTCAGCCCGTATTTCTTCATCTTCCTGTACAGTGTTGCCGGGTTGATGTTCAGCATTCCAGCCGCTTGTTCCCGGTGACCGTTGCAGGCTTTGAGAGCTCTGATAATACTTTCTTTCTCAAACGCTTCATCCCTCAACGGCAGAATTGCGGTTGTATCCGTTTTCTCGCTTCCATATACACAGGCTGCCGTTTCCAATCCGTCTATGTCAAGCATCGGAGATTCTGATACCAGCACGGTTCGCTTGACACGGTTTTGCAGTTCACGCACGTTGCCCGGCCACCGGTAGGCAAGCATCCTTTGTTTGGTCTCTTCGGTAAATCCTTGTGTTTCCCTTTTCAGTTCTTTCGAGAAACGTTCACGGAAAAACTCTGCCAACGGAATGATGTCTTCCGGGCATTCCTCCAGGGAGGGCTGCCGAATCTCAAACTCGTTCAGACGATGGTAAAGGTCTTCCCTGAACCGTCCCTCCTTGATAGCCTGTTCCATATTCTCGTTTGTCGCGGAAATGATCCTGACATCCGAAATCCGTTCCCTGCCGCTTCCTATCGGGGTATATACATTCTCCTGCAATACCCGGAGGAGCATGGATTGGATTTCATGCGGCATCGTGCCTATTTCGTCAAGGAACAGCGTGCCGCCTTTCGCCAGGTCGAAATATCCGGTCTTTGCTGTGTCCGCCCCGGTGAACGCGCCTTTCTCGTACCCGAAAAACAATGACGCGGCCAGTTCACGGGGCAATGCGCCGCAGTTTACGGCGACAAAAGGCTTGCCATACCGTTCGCTGTTGTCATGGATGGTCTGCGCCACCGACTCCTTGCCGGTCCCGTTGGCACCGAGTATCATCACGGACATATCGGACGAGGCGACCAGTCTGGCAAACTTTTCCACTTTCAGAATCATGAGACTTGTACGGTGGAACAACTGCCTTTCCTGCTTTCTCACGGTGGCAACCGGATGGAAAACATCCTCCGCCAGTTCCAGCAAATGTTCCCGGTGTACAGGTTTGGGCAGGTAGTCCCTGGCCCCCAGTTTGATGGTACGCACAACGTCCGGGACGGAAACGTATTCGGTCGTTATGATAAACGGGATGTCTTTCTTCTCCTTGCACAGCCATTCCAAAAGGGAAATGCCGTCGCCTTCCGGCAACCGCACGTCCGACAATATAAGGTCGAACTGCATCCGGCGTATCAACGAGCGGGCTATCGGTTCATTCATGGCTGTCACAGCATCATAACCGGCCCGGGAAAGCCAGTCTTTCTGTATTTGCGACAGCACCACGTTGTCTTCAACTATCAGTATCTTCCGTTTCATTAGTCAGTCTTTTTATCTCGGCTTCCGCTGCCTTGATGAGCATGGCGGTACTGTCTATTATCTGCCGGGTATGTTCGTTTAACTCTTTGTCGCTTGTTTTACTGTTTTTCAGCAAAGTATGGTAAGCCAGCAGGGGTCCTTCCATCCGTAGGAACTCCCACATCGGTTGCATCCGGTGTATAATTTCACGCAACTTCTGTCTGTCGACGTTTTTCATGGCGGCATCAAGTTCTTCTCGGTCTTTATCTGATTGGGATATAAGGGAAAGCAGTGCTTTGTGCTTGTCACTGACCTCGGAAAGGATCAAACTGAAATCAACCTCCGGTTTTTCCTCCCGCCTGTTTGTCTTTATCCTCGAAAGCAGGCCGAGAAGTTCCGATGAAGAAAACGGCTTATAGATGTAGTCAGTAAATCCGGCATGGAGAAAAGCCTCCTTGTCCTTATCACCGCGTGCGGTCATGGCTACAATAGGGATGGTGCGGGAGTTTCCGATGTTCGAGTTGCGCAACAAGGTCAGCAAGTCAAAACCGTTGGTCCCTGGCATTTGAATATCAGAGATCAACAGGTCATAATCCTTGCCCCGCATCGCCTTGACAACATCTTTGGATGTTACGCAGGTCGTACAATTCATCCCGTTACGCTCCAGCATCTCTTTTATCACATTCAACAGCATCGTATCGTCATCAATGACAAGTACATTCCGAGGCAAATGTGCCGGATGTGGGATTATCAGGCTTTCGCTCTCTACCGTTTCATCCGTGGTTTTTAAAGGGAGTGTAACGCGGAACGTGCTACCACGGTCAATCCCGCTCGTCACGTCTATTGTCCCGCCAAGCAGGTTGACAAGACCTTTTGTTATCGGCAGACCCAATCCGAAACCCTCCGCGTTTCTGACGGAATCCAACCGTTCAAACGGGCGGAAGATACGCGAAAGCACATCTTCACTCATACCTATGCCGGTATCCTTGACTTCCAACTGCAACTTGCCCTCGTCATAGTGCGCATTCAGGCTTATGGTTCCGGATTCCGTGAATTTGACGGCATTGCTGAGCAGATTGTCAAGAATCTGTTCGATACGGTCCACGTCACCGCAAAGCTTGACATCGGTACCGGTAAAGTCGCGATTGAACAGGATACCTTTGTTATTGACCACATGGGAGAAGCCGAAGGCGATGCGTTCCAACAGGGTGTTCAGGTTGAACGGTACATCGTTGCGGGTTTCCTTGGCCTCGTTCAGGCGGTACACGTCCAGCAGGTTGTTAAGCAGGTGTACAACGTGCCGGCACACGATTCTGATGTTGTTCAGGTGCGTGTTCCTGCGTTTCTTCTCACGGGTATCCACGGCAAGTTCCGCGCTGCCGCTGATTACGTTCAGAGGGGCACGGATGTCATGGGAAATTGTCAGGATGATATTCTTCCGCATCTCTAACAGCGCGATGTTCTGCTCTATCGTTTCTTCCAGATGCTTCCTGTTTTTTG